AGTGCATTTTGCACTACGTACAGCTTTGAGCTATTGATCAGCTTTGTAATTTTTTATCTCTCATTGAATTTGAGGATGATCTCGATGATCGTCTCAGGTTATGTTGGCCTGAAGATTATATAGTTTGATTATGGTTTTTTGCGCTTAGCAAGCGCTAATATGCTAAACTAGTTTAGTTTATGGAATCTGTATTTTATGATTCCGAAAAGTTTTATTAAGATGATAAGTACACTGATCAGGTACTAATTATCGCACTTAATTTAGTATGGCCACTAAATTATTTTATTTCCCGCCAATTTTTTCTGCGGGATTCCGCAGTTTTTTACAATTGCGGGTTTTGGGGCTCTGGTCCCTTCTTTTTAAATGTTATTATATTATATAGATATTTAAAATTTGTTAGTTTACAAGGTAATAAGAGAGTGGAAAATGAGAACGCCACGAGTTACTGTTAATGATTTCAATCGATACCCTAAAAGTATTTTGTGTAGACCGAACTACGCGATATGTCATTATGTGAGCTTGTTGAATGAAACAAGACACGACAGACTGCCGTACAGTAGCAATCATACAAATTTATACTTTAAGTTTTGAATAATTGACATAAACAGATTTGACAATCTGGACGCCACCTTAGCTACATCATAATTTAAAATTACTGGAATTATATGTTATTTTAAAAAGATAAAGATTCGATTAGGTTTCCGAATTAGAAAGTGTACCTAAAAAACAAAAACCAACATGAACACACCCACCACGGAGCGAAACCGTCATAAGGATTCTCAGGGATTAAATTCCCTTCATGTTATTGCGAGAGCTGTCAACTCTCTTTACCCAGAGGAAGAAACCGAAGTTGTAAATGAAAAATTGCAACTACGAAATGATTTCCGTAAAAAGAAGAAGAATAAGAAACTACATGTAAGAAAAACTAAAGTTGTTATTAAGCCACACTCTACATCCATGTATGGCGATTTTGTTACGCGACTTAGTAGTCTTGATATCGATTTTGCAACTGAAGCACTTGAAGGTATTGTAGTTACTTTTATTGCTAGTACTAGGAAATCGAGTTTGCAGAGGGCACTAATTATTGCTGCGAAATTACTTAAGACACACTTAGGTGTGTCTTATAGTGATATTGTATCTAAAGTACTTCTGTGTAGTGATATGAACTTTGTTAAAAATATTCTTTCATGGTCCGTAGAAGATCTTGAATCTTATATGAAAGAATTATTGAATAACTGGAAGTTAGCATATAAAAATGAAGCATTTGGGTCTCTTGTAGCCTTAGTAAGCACGTTCTTAGCTATTTTTTATAGCGCTGATAAAAAGTGGACCATTTCATTGGGTTCATTTTCTATGTTTTTATTTGATGCAAAAAATTCCTGTAAAGGTGCCACGAGTTTGGTGGATGCCTTATTGAAGGTGTCCACATATGTAATTGGTGGATTGAAGAAATATTTAACCAATGGATCATATTCCGGATTTTTGTATTCGGACGACCAGTTAGGGGAATTAGATTCAACTGTTTCTACTTTACAGGCTCAATTTAAGTATGTGAAACCTGGAAATTTAGGTAAATTCACAGGCTTGGATGAGAATACGTTTGACCAGGAGCTTCAAAGAGCAATTGGTTCTGGTGAAAAACTAGTCCTTCTTTATGATGGACCTACAAAAAAATTTGTTATGGACAAAGTCAGAATGTTGAGGCAACTCCATTGTGACTTTATTCAGACGAGAGCAGCTGGCGGATTACGAATTGCTCCGTTCGCTTATCTGCTTGCAGGTTCTACGGGGCTTGGAAAGTCCTCAGTTAATGAAATCTTGATGAGATATATTTTATCGAGTAACGGATTTAATCATCAAGATCAATATATTGTAACACTTAATTCACAAGATAAATTTTATTCGACATATAGATCGTACGTCAATGGAGTCATTTTTGATGATTTTGCTAACGTGCGTAATGATTTTGTTGAAGAATCGCCCTGTGATACCCTTTTAAAATTTGTAAATAATATTCCTTTTTATTTGAATATGGCAGAATTGGATTTAAAGGGTAATGTTGTAGCAGAGCCTAAAGTCGTAGGTATTACAACAAATGTCAGTGATATAGATTCTAGCATATATTCAAATCAAGCCTCCTCGATTATGAGGAGGCTTAAGGTACATATCTATGCTAGAGTTAAATCTGAATTTCAGAAGGAGGGTTCTATAGAAATTGATTCTTCTAAAGTTCAAGCTAAATTTGGAGATAATATCCTTGCACCTGATATATGGTTATTTGATGTTTATGTTGTTCGGGTCGTTCCAATAGCACGACCTCCAAAGTTGAATACAAGTGATGTTATTAAACATAGGGATGATAAATGGCATTTAGAATATGTCCAGTGGAACGGACATGATATGAAAGATGCCACAATTAATGAATTGCTCATGTATATTAAAGACGCCACTGCCATCCATTACAAAGAGCAGAATGCTTTGATTGAGCGTAGTAAACTTTTTAATGGTAATATTGTTTGTAAAGAGTGTGGTGGAGGATTTGAATATTGCGTTTGTACGAATGTAGGTGAAGCTGGCGCTTCTGTTCATAAGCTCCAAGATGTTATTGACGAAGTTAATCCTAGATCTGAGCATTTTATTATGGATAGAGGTTCCAAATATCTTTCTCCATGGGATATTTGTGAATGTTCAGATGTACCTCCAATTTTACAGGAAACTGTTCTCCCCCATTCTGGTAATGGTGAGAGCTTTTTCCCTATGTTGTATGATGAGAGACAAAAGGGCATTGAGAATGGATTGAAAGATATGCTTTTTTCTTGGATTGTCGAGGGAAGGTGTAACTTTGATACTATATGTTCTGATTTTATATCGAGTTGTAGTAAAGAGTTGCAATATCTATTGATAGTTTCTCGAAAAGTTGTTGAGAAGTGGATCAAAGCTAATAAACGGTCTATGATAGAGATGTGTTTCCCTGTTGAATTTGAAGGGACAGTTCTTGGAGACTATTATTCTATTGTTGTACGTAAGAGTGAGGTTAAAACAATTGCAATGACTAGTTTTAGTCTTGAATCCGCTATACGCATATTGTTATTTTATTTTACATATCAATTACACCCGGGGTGGGGGTCACTTGATAAAGTTAAATATGTTGTACCTGTCGTTGGAAACTATTTTTTATCTAAAATGGATTTTCCTGTTTTTGTGACAAATATTTATGCGGATTGGAAAACCAGAATCTTTGCTGTTCGAGATGTTATTAGTACATACACTTATTATGAAAGAAATACTTACATTTTGATCTTTCTTTTAATTTGGTTTTCTAATGATTATTCTCATCAATCCAGTACACTATTACAAATTTTTGCTCTACTATATGTTGTATTTTTTCCTATGTTAGGTTCTTTCAAGTATATGTCAATGTATAGTGCACCAAGAGCTCTTTCTTTACTGTATAAGAAGGAAAAGAAAGAGTGTTTAAACGATTGGTCTAAATTGGCTCCAGCCACATTAACTCTATCTACTTTGTATTGTAGTAAGAACGATATTATTGATTTTTATGTTGAAGCATGTGAGAAGTGGTATTTGCAGCCACAGAGTAGACTGAAGCCAACGAGTGTTGAAGTTGGGAAGAGGGACGCTAAACATAAATTTGATGATGAATGGTTTAAAAATTGTGCGGAACCATTTCTCGATCCTCTCCCAACGTCTACATTGCGTACTCCTGCTGAGGTTCGTAATGCAGTAGGAGATAATGTGTGGTCTATTTGCAATTTGACCAGTGATTCAAAGTCAAATTGCTTTGTAGTGTGTAGTGGATGCATCCTTATCCCATACCATTATGTTCCTAAAGTGTCTTGTACTTTCAGATTTACGCGTCATAATCGAGGGAACAAAGGAAATCAATCTTTTGATGCTTTAATAGAACCTGAGCAGTGTGTTAGAGTAAAGAATTATGATCTAGCTATGGTTTGGGTACCTAAGACGAGAGATGTACGCAATCTTATTGATTGTTTCCCAGCTGAATTTCATGAGACTAGTGACAAGAGGAGTGGTAGAATCGCTTCACGAGATTTTAATGGAGACTTAGAGTGGTCCGATATAAGAGAATTGTCCTTCACATCCAAGGCTACCAGTGGTATGGGTTATACCTTTCCTGGCATCTTTTATATTTGGAATGGCGCTAGAGAGGGAAAGTGTCTCTCTCCCGTTATTTCTGACGATAAAAAAGCCAGTATTTCTGGCTTACACATTGGGGGGTCTACCAGGTGTAGAGATGATGGAGGTTATATTGCCTACGGTGTTACTCCTACTCGACAGGATTTGCTTGATACTAAACTTTTATTGGAGAGATTTTCCACTGTCATTCCAATGAGTTCATCTGGTGTTTTTTCTGCTGAATGTATGGGTATTGAAGTGTTACGTAGGGAAATCAAAAAGAAATCTTGTTATCTTCGAATGGAGGAGGATAATTCAGCATATTTTTTAGGCTCTTCATTAAATTGTAATCGTGCTCCTAAGTCTCAAGTGAAAGATACTCCTATAAAATTAAGTGTCAAGAAATTATTTGGTATACAAGACAATTGGGGTCCACCTAAATTTAAGGGTCCTGATGGACATTCTCCCCACGAGCCTTGGGAGATTGGTATGAAAAAATGGATCGTGGATAAACCTGGTTTACCTTTTGGATTGTTGAATAGAGCTAAAATTGAATATACTAATAATTTAACACATATTCTTTTTAGCAAGGGAGATTTTTGGAAGGATGAGATAAGAATTTTGACTTGGGATGAGACAGTTAATGGCATTCCTGGGAAGAGATTTATTGATTCAATGAATTTTAAGAGTTCAATTGGTTTTCCTTTTAAGGGAAGCAAGAAATTGTTTTCCACACATCTTGGCAAAATTGATGGTTGGCAAGATAAAAGAGTTTTAGATACTCAATTTATTGAAGAGGCTGAGAAGATAGAGGCTCTTTATAAAGAGGGTAAGAGGTATTATCCTTGGTTTACCTCAACTTTAAAAGATGAACCAACTCTCGAAACTAAGGATAAAGTTAGAGTCTTTCAAGCCACTTCGACTCCTTTTCAGCTTGTTATGAGAAAATACACTTTAGGGATTTGTAGATTTTTGCAGATGAATCCCTTAGATTCCGAATGTGCCGTCGGAATTGATCCTTGCTCTAGTGAATGGAATGAGATGTATAATCATTTGAAACAGGCTCAAACGCCACTTTATGATAGGTGGTTCGCTATTGATTATAAAGCTTATGATACATCTATTCCAAGTCAAATGATTATGGCAATTGGTCGTATCTTTATTGATATAGCAAAAATAGTTGGATATACTGAGGAGGAAATTACAGTTCTTAATTCCATTTTTTCTGAATTATCCTTTTCTATTGTAGACTTTAATGGGGATGTGCTAATGCTCGATGGAGCTAATCCATCTGGCAATTCTCTTACTGTTTTTATTAATAGTTTGTGCAATAGTCTATTGATGAGAATTTATTTCTATTATTTATATCCAAGACGTAAGTTTGTTAATAATGTCAAAATGATGAGTTATGGAGATGATTTAATTGCAGCTGTTGGCTCCTTGGCTGGAAATTATACTATGAAAGGTTATGCTAAATACCTGGCACAATTTGGTTTCGTAGTGACTCCAGCACAAAAGGATGAGGAACTGAAATGTTTCTCAAAATTGCGTGAAATAGATTTTTTGAAGAGGAAATTTGTTTGGAGTGCGGATTATGGTGCCATGATTGCGCCCCTAGAAGAGAGTTCTATTTACAAAAGGCTCTGTAATTATATGGCAAGTGAAACATCTGTCGAAGTGATTGTTGGAGCTAATGTAGATGGAGCTCTTGATGAGTGGGCTTTTTATGGCAAGACGGTTTATCTTGATCGGCAGAAGAAATTGATTAAGATTGTGGAAGAATTTGAGTTGCATAGATTTGTTCATAGGCTGTATATGACATATGAGCAACGCGTCTTCATGTGGAGACAAAATAACGCTGACCCAGCAGTAATGGGTAAAGGTCAAAGTATGGATACCGATCGGTCGAATTGTGATAGCGACTGGTTAGGCTTCTTTGGCTGGGGTAATATTATTTCCAAAATGGGAATAGGTGGCCCGCCACTTTCACACAACTCTGGATCGATTAGTTCTGACGATCAAATGAGTATAAATGAACGGACTAACAATACAATATATAATAATTTTAGTTTTGTAGATACTAAGAATCTACAAGTTGCTGGGGAGCTTATTCCCCAGGAAATGGAAATTTTACCTCACTCGACTTTTTCATGTGAAAAACAAGAGATCGTAACAATTATTGATGGTAGCTCTAACCAAGTTGTTGACATACCCAGTGAAATGGATGAGACTAGATTTGCTAATGATGCTTCTGATAATTCTGTAGCTAGTTTTTTATCTCGTCCCCTTATTATTGGGAATTGGGATTGGACTACTGGTACTGCTTTCAATGTGGAGATAAATCCATGGAAGGCTTTCTTAGAAAATAAGAGGGTTGTTAACCGTATTGCAACTTATAAATTATTTAGAGGCAAGATGAAAGTTAAGGTTCTTATCAATGGTAATTCATTTTATTTTGGGAGAGTGATGATGAGTTACTGGCCTTTGTGGTCTCTTGATACTATGACTCAGAATATTAATGGGACCAGTGATTTTATACAATTTTCACAAATGCCAAGGATTTTTCTGGATCCTTGTACTTCTCAGGGTGGAGAGATGACTTTGCCTTTTTTCTGGCATAATGATTATATTGATCTACTTAGCAATGATAAAGATGCACTCGGTAAATTGGTATTTAATGAAATGAATGTACTTAAGCATTGTAATGGAGATCAAAGTATTGCTTCAACTGTTTCCATTTCTCTTTATGTTTGGCTTGAAGATGTGGAATTGCAGGGCCCAACAGCAGCTAGAGCTACTTATATTGTTCCCCAATCAACTCAACCTAAGATAGGACCTTATGCAAAAGGTAGTGAGTTGAAAGGTAGTAGTAATGTACTTAATCCATCACCTTCCTTCTTTGTACCTCGGGGAATTTCTAATATGAATCTTACTGATGTGTGTGATACCACTAATAAAATGACATTTACATCATCGCAAGAAGTCTCTATGGATCCTAGAATATTAGGTTTATCTGATAGAGATGAGATGAATATAAAGGATATTGCTAGTAGGGAATCCTTTCTTGTTACTTCAGGTTGGACATTGAATGAACCTGTTGGAGATATAATTGCTAGTTTTCGAGTTACGCCTAATCTTCATAACCAATTTTTTGTTGCAGCTGCTGGTGGTGTTCCTGCACACACAGCTTTATTATTTCCAGCATGCTGTGGTGCTGTTTTGCCATTTAAATTTTGGAATGGCACATTTAAAATTAGAATGCAAATTGTTGCATCTGCATTCCATAGAGGTCGTCTTGCTGTTGTTTATGATCCCCAAGGCTCTGTTGCAACTAGAGAAGATAATGTTCAGTATACCCATATTATTGATATAGCTACTTGTAGGGATGTGACATTTAAAGTTGGTCCAAATCAAGAAAAGACCATGCTTCTCTATTTGCCACCTGAGCCTGGAAATCAAACTCTTGATATTAGTACTACACCACTATCACCTGCAGCATATGGTAATGGAACTATTACAGTTTATGTTCTTAACGAACTGACATTACCTAATGTTGCTACTGGTACACCAAATATAATTAATATTAACTATTTTGTTTCTGTTGATGACCTTGATGTTTTTGTACCCTCTGACAATTATGCAAATTATCTTATAGCACCACAATCTACTGGGGTTTCTATGAGTGCTCAATCAGAAGATTTAGTTGAAGAATCTGATGCGTACCATGAGCAAGCTTTATCCCTGGATCAAGACTTAAGTGTATCTAACAAAAGACACTTAGTTTATTGTGGAGAAAAAATTCTTTCTTTTAAGAATATGCTTAATAGGTATTATCCGTGGGCAGCTCTTCGTATTCCGCCTACAGCATTATCTGATAACTGTAAGGTTTTCGAATTTGAGCACCGTATTTTTCCAGGCTATAGAGGAAATTTTCCTGATGCCGTTCATGTTGCATCTGGAGGTGTACCTACAAATTATTTTAAAATGACAATGCTGAACTATTTAGCACCGGCATTTTCGGCTTGGAGAGGTTCTATAAGGTATAAATTATTCCCAAGATGTACAGCTTTGGCTAGAGGAGTTGCTTCTGTTTCGTATAATCCATCAGGTAGGTATCTTTTATCATTATATGATATTATTTTAGCTGCACCTATTGCTTCTGATAGTAGTGTAGCTAAGGCAGCATTATTTTCTGGCGCATATAAGCAAAAATCAACAGGGTCAATCATTACATCTAAATCCGTGAATCCATGTATAGAGTATGAGATTCCATGGTGGGAGCCTAATCGCTTTTGTCCTGGAAAAATTAAGAATTGGACGAGTCAAACAGGATCTACTGATGAGCCTATATCTGGCGCTGTAGTAAGTATCGATGCTATCAATAGTACAAATGCTACATTTTATGATGTACATGTTGCAGCTGGTGATGATTTCTCCTTTTACTTTTTTACGGGTTGGCCGAGGATGATGTATTATCCGGTTCCTCCAAACCTGTAATTTGTTTCGAATATATATTAAATATTCAGTATTTTAAGACCTTAAAATTATGTAAGATCCGTCTAGAACAGACGTTAAATGTTCATTAAAATCCACATGAGAGCGTGTGGTCGGGTTTTACCCGCGTCAAATTAATGACAACTTAGAGTTTTTTATTCTTTCGTTTATTATTTGACGAGAGAATTTTCTCTAAGCTCTGTTTTTTAATTTGAGTACGTAAGTGCTCTGTTCG